GGACATCTACTTGAAGTTGGGACAACAAGGGTTGGCAACAACGTATGAGAAGAAATACATGAAGGAAGTCAACAACTTAGCCAAGCGATACGTTGACAAGGTGGACCAACAAGTGGTGCGTGGTCGGTTCCACATGGCTACTGGACGGCCAACCTATGACGGGTCATCGCTTCGGAGACTACCATGAAGCCACAACGATTCAAAAAGTTTGTTCGATGTGGAGGTGTCAATGACATATTGATGCCCAACATTGGCGATGCTGGCAAGATTGTAAACTGTCGGTACGCTTCTGAAGATGGTTGGAAAGCAGATGTGGGCTTTCAATCCTGGTATGAGTTTGACGCAAGTTTCAGTGTAGATGAATACGATGCCGAGCGATACTTTTCCCACAAGGTGGATGCCGTGTACCAGTGGAAGCGACAGGGTACAAAAGACATCTACACTTTTGTAGAGCAAGGTGGCAGACTGTACTACATGTTGGGCAACAAGAATGGTGGTAGTTTTGAGTCTGACATCGTCACGGTTGCCACAGACCGATACATCCCCAAACTCGGTGATATTGGTTCGCAGTTCATCAACCTTGGACAGCATCTACTTATTATCAATGGGCGCGACAGAGCACTGCTTTTTAGTGGTGACAGAGTGTGGCGTGACTTTGGCTTTGCGTTGCAAACGCCCAGTTGCAACCCATTGGATGTGGACACAGACTATCAGAACAATGAGGTTCTTAGTGGTGGTGCTGCTGTTTACTTTGGAAAAAATTCACAGTATGGACTTGGGCGTGTCGCTGAAGGTGAGCAGTACACCTACAACTACAAAATGACGATGATCACAGACTTGGGTGCTGAGTCTCCATTGAGTGGTACGCAAAGTGTCTCGTGGTCTATACCCAATGCACAAAACAATAGATATGGTGTGGCACTAGACTTGCCAATCGGACAGGATGGTGTTGTAGCCAGACGCATTTATCGCACAAAAGAAATTAACGACAACGGTGAGATTTACTACTTTGTGACTCAAATCAATGAGAACAGCAGTCGGTTTTACATAGATGCGATGCCGGACAGGTTCCTTGTGGACCAAGCCCCATCGTTTACAGCCAGTTCATCTATCACAACTGACTGGAGGTTTGGAGAGGTGTGGGACAACCGGCTGTGGTTGGCAGCAGGTAGTCGTATCATCTACTCAGACAGTGGCATCTTTGAACAGTTTGGCGCATTGAACTACTTTGATCTAGGCAACCAAACTGGTGGAGACATTACACAGTTGGTTGCGTTCTACAACAACTTGATTGTATTTAGAGAGGATGCCGTCAACATCATCAGTTTTGACGCTGGAGCTTACAACATCAGCACCATCACTAACACACTAGGAACAACAGCCTCCAATAGTGTAGTGGTGATACCACAGTTGGGCGTGGTGTTTTTGAACCAACAAGGTGTGTGGATGCTAACGGGTGGACTGAATGGTGGTTCATCCATCAAGATGCAAAAAATAAGCCGTCCGATTGACCAGCGACTGCGTATTATGAACGCACCAATGATACACAAGACTGTGGCATCGTATTCATACCAAGAAAAAGAAGTGTGGATGCACCTTCCTACAGCAGATCACACTACACCAAACATGGGTATCGTACTGCACTTGGAGCCAGATGTACCCATGTGGTCATTTAGAGGCGATGAGACCACGGCTGAGAACTCGTATTGGAGTGCCATGACCACCACGGTCAATGGATACTTTCTGTTGGGCACAGACCCCAACTGGACCATTGCAGAAGATGAAACCACAGCCAAGTTTGGTCCATTGCAGGTGATGTCAAGTAGCAATACATGGGGTCAGTCTTGCGAGATAACATCCTACGATGGTGAAACGGCTACCTTCCGAGTAGGCGACACATCACACCCTGGTCACAACTGGGAGAGTGCTTGGTACGGCTACCAAGACAACAGCGTCAAGATACGGTACTACAGTGTTGAGTTGCGTATCATGTCATACGGGGACAACGGATTCGACTTCTACTATGGCATCGACTACTCCTACAACGAGAACGACACATCTACACAGAAACAGGCGAAGAGTGAAACGGTGTTTACACTCAACGAAGATGCCGTGTTTGGTCCTTCTGACAGGGCTATCACCAAAGTGCCGTTCACAGTAAATTCTAGCAAACTGGCACAAGGCAGGTTGATCACTTTGCGATACGATGTGAACACAGAGTTGTGCGACCAGTTCAAGTTTGGCATCCGTACCACCAATGAGCAACAGTGGCACTTGCTGTCATTCAATCTACTGTCTGATGCTGTTGCCATGCCATCACTCAACCAGTCCACCAAGGTGTCACGATGAAAGTATTTACACAAGTAGGACAACGCAACTACAACCAAGTCAAGCCAGAGAACATCAATGACAACACGCGCGCTGTGGTTGGCGAGTACAATGGTAGGCTCGATGGGCAAAACTTCCCAGTGGGAACCATAGATAAACTTAAACTAGCACCACCAACACTAACATCACAAAGCACATTGAATGTGTATGCCTTCAAACATGTAGGACAAACACAAGACTACCACTTCGTTAGACGTTGGAATACGTATGAGGGTGGCATCAATGTACACCTTCCACTACATACATTCGACTTACAGAACAACGATTGGTCTAGTGGTTGGAACAACCTATGCGACATCGACAGTGCTTTCAATGATTTAGTGTTAGAGTTTGATGCTGAGAGTGGAACTTTGCATGGATGCTTTGACATTGACTTTCGTCATGGTACTGACATGATTGCAAACAGTGAGGAAATAGATACTGTTTGGAGCAATGATTGGTGGTCACGTTGGGGATTATTCTGTAACGATATACTGATTGCAGAAACTGGTCGTGTCTATCCACGATTGGAAAACCTGTCTGTGCCATTCAAACTGTTTGTGGGTAGTCAACCTGTAAGATTGGAACTTCGATGGCAAACCATAAATACCAGTCCAGAGCAAACTCTTGGTGTGTCCACAGAACCAATATCGAGAATGGAAATATATGGTGCATCAATATGGTGCTGTAATACAAAGAGGTAGACATGGGAAAGATTGGTAACCAATACTTCAATGGTGGTGAGATTCCAAGCGCAGCACAACTCAATGCTGTTTATGATAGTGTTGCTGGTGATAGTGTAGAAAATGTAAACTTTGACACTGAATGGGCGAACCGTAAACACTTCAGTCCATCGAATAGCATTACGCACCTTTACAACTTTGATTACGATGGTACAGTAGATTGGACAACAACCAGTACAACTTTTACAACTATTGAGAATGTAGCCAGCACCCCAAGCAAGGTGACACCAAACTACAGTACACATTCCGATGTGGTTGTTCGTGTACATGCTAGTGGACTTGTTGGTCAACTATCAATGGCACCGGGTGTAAACGATGGCAATGGAACATCTGGACAGATAAACAAAAACACCTATGCCTTCCGTTTATTTATGTCATTAAATGGTAGTGGCACACCTACCACTGTTGACATTGCAAACTGTACGTACAGTTTCACAAAGAAAGCAGCGATAACTACAACAACACAATACTACACAGCATGGATACAATGGAGGTCTTTTGCCTTCACTGGATTGTATACACTGGCTGCTGGAAATGTTATTGATTCGATTGAGTTACAGGCATGTGTTGGCGACAGTGGCAATACATTAAATATACAACACAATCATATTCAAGCAATCATTGTGGAGAACTGATGGGGTATACTAAACAATATACGTATGTTGATGGCACCGTACTGTCTGCCACCGACCATGCTTCCAATGAAAGTGAGTTGCAAAAATATGTCAACCAAGAGATTGAAGATACTGATGTGGATACTGACACCATTGTTGGAGAAAGTATTGCTACCCCTCGTCTTGTTACTTCTGTACAAACTGCTGATTTTGTTAGTAAAACTCTACAAGGTGTATCAAAGATACGACTACCACAAGAATATAGTTGGTTCACCTCAACCACTAAGAGCGACAATCAAATTAGTCAGACAGTCAAGGACTATCAAACCTTAGCCAATACTGGTTGCGAAGTTGTTATACCAACAGACAACACAAAGGTAATGATTACGATTTATTTCAAAGCCTTTGGTTCACCAAACAGTAGTGCAACCTATAGTCCAGGTGGTGTATTATTTGAGAGTGACTTCAAACTACAATACGAAAAACTTGGTTTGATCACACAGTTTGATGGCACACGAAACTATGTATTTGAGACACAAACCGGTTCAACCCCTTCTGGGCAAACTATTGTGCCAAGTGATGGTGGTAATGCTGCTGGTCATCGCAGCATAATGATTACTCGTATGCTAACATTAAACGCAGGCAGATATAAGTTTTCGGTTGCCGTCAATGCTAGGGTAGAGAAGGGCAACATTAACTGTCAAACATTCACAGTAGAAACATTTCAGGTGTAAATATGGACCCATTAACATTGTCATTGATTGCTGGTGGTGGTGCTGCGATTGGAGCGTTGCCAGACATTATTCCAAGCAAGTACGAGCGTGATCAAAAGAAAAGACTGCGAGAAATGCAACGCAAACAGGAGATGGGTGCACTTGGATTGACAGAGCAACAACGGTCTGCCATCGAGGGTCAGATGCGTGGTGCGCGTCAACAGGCACAGCAATATGCCGAGGCAGAACGAGCAAGGCTCACACAGCCCACAGCACAGCCACAGATGGCAATGCTAGGTCAACAGATGCAAGACGAGACTAGGCAGCGTCTAGAAGCAGACTTGGCATCGCAAATACTGAATCTTGACCTACAGCGCAAAGCAGAGCAAGAACAAGAGATTAAAGACCTACAGGCTGCACAAGGTGAGTATGCTCGAAGACGCGCAGAAGGCTTGACTGCTCCATTCCAGGCTGGTGCTGAAGCCTATGTGGGACAGTTGGGCATGGAAAGGCTGTTGGGTCTTCAAGCACAACAAGAGATCGCAGGTGCTGGTCAAAAGGCAATCGCAGAAGAAGCAGGTAAAGCAGCAGCACAGCAAATACAGGCATTGCCACCACAGCAACAACAACAGTTCTATACGCAAAACCTTGGACTGGATGAACAACAAGCATCCATGTTGATAGGCTTAGATGGCATTGAACTGTCGGATGATGCACAGTATTTGTTGGGCAGCATACAAACAGCAAAACCACAAACTGATACAACTGCTCAAGATATGGTTGATGAATATTTGAGAGGACTGAGATAATGGCTATTCAACAGGTAGGTGGACGTGGTGTATACGTCATCACTGGTAGTGGACGCGACCCTAGAAAGACCAGCAATGGACAGTCATGGGCAGACCTGGTAACTCAGCAAAAGTGGATGGTGATACAACAGGCGCAAAAGGATGCGCTGCGACAGATTGACAGGGAAGTCAAAGACTATGAATCTCGTCAGCAGGCTTATGCGCAGGCTCAAGAAGACATCCGAAAACAAATCACGGATACAAGGGGAGCCATTGAGGGCATAAAACTCAAAGAAAAACAGGCACAGTCAGCCCAAGACAAGGAACTGTTGAAGGCTCAAATAGACAGAGCGCGTGGAAGAAAGAGCACAACGACTACCGGCACTCTTGGTGGTGGTGGTGGTGGCAGAGGACGCGACAAAAGAATGAGTTCTGCCGAGTTTGGACAGTACATTGCGCAGCAAAGGCAAAGAAACCAAGAATTTGCCACAGAGACAATGCAAGAAGTTGAGCAACGTGGAGAGAAAAAGCAACTTCGAGAACTAATTCAACAACGTAGAACAGATGCGTTTACGCCAGAACAACAGGCTGCATTTGATGCCTTAGACCCTATGGACCAAAGTTTGATCAACAATGCCGTGACAGCGCAAAGAGAGGCAGACAGGCTTACCAAGGTTCAAAATCAGTTTGAAACAGCACGAAGTCAAAACAATCCTACTGAAATGCGTAGATTGATTGATGTGGAGGAGGGGCTTCCAAGTGGTGGCGAACAAGTCTCTACAGGCCCTACTTCTACTGGTGGCAGTAGAACCACAACAGAACGCTACATTGACACAAAAGAACTGCCAACGCCAGATCCAGTAGACTACAGTGAACTGACAGCACCACTTGAAGAGCGCATGCGCCAGTTAGAGCAACAGTTGATAAGCATGGAAGCCCCAACTGCTCCAGATGTAAATGAAGCACGCAGGATGCGACAGGTGGCATCAGAGGACTAC